ATTGGACGACCGCAGAAAGGAGACATAGCATATTCGGCAAGCACAGGGAAGTTTAAAGGATATGTAAGTCTAGGATCAGAAACATCTTGGCAGGACTTGAATTAATGAAAACATTTGCAGATCATTTTAAACTTGTAAACAATAGTACTTTGTATGGTAACTATAATACCGGACAGGCTATTGATCCTTTTCATCGTAGAATTGATGAGAAGCGAGAACAGTTTGCGAAAACGGCTAAGATAGGGTATAATAGTAGTAACAATAAATTACTTGATAATAATATCTCACAGTTTACTTATGGAAGGTTAAAGTAATGGCTCTTACCCCTCCAACACAAATGATGCCGCCAATGAGAACACCTGTGGTAGGTAATTCATTGCAACAGCTTGCTGCTATGAGAGCTAACAGAGGTCAAGTTCCTGCCCTTGGTAATGTTCAGCCAATGCGGCCTATGCCTCCTGCACAGTCACCCACTTTACCTATGAATGAGAACACAAGTGAAGTTATAAAAGAGGGTGCATTTAACGCTGCCTTTGAAACTCTTGCAAAGAAAGCAGGGGTTAATATTATTGAGGGTGTTCGAGATGTACAACAAGTTCAACAGCAACAGCAAGTTGCAAACCTTGAAGAAGCAGCTATGAAAAATGCAGCTATACAAAGGCTTATGATGGCAGCAAATAATCGTAATGTTGCAATGCAGAGCGGTGGCCTTATAAGCATGGCAGAAGGTGGTGATCTTAAAGTAGCAGAGGGTGGTGAGTTCTCTGGTAGAGTTCCCGGCGATGGACACGGTATGGAAGATAATGTTCGTATGCCAATCAAAGAAGGTAAAGAACAAGTAGCTACACTTGCTGTAAGTCCCAGCGAGTATGTAGTAGATAGTTATACAATGGCAGCACTAGGCAACGGTAATACAGATGAGGGTGCAGATGTCATGGATGAAACAGTTAAACAAATTAGAAAGAAAGCATATGGTTCTGAGAAGCAGCCTAACGAAATCAATGGACTTGCTGCACTCAAACCATTAATAGAAAGGGTTTAAGATATGGGTTTCTTATCTTCATTATTTGGTATCGGCGGTGGTAGTTCTAAACCTGCTACCCAACAGGTTGTGCAAACTTCAAAGATTCCAGAAGAAGTTGCTCCTTTTGCTAAAGATGTTTTAGAAAGAGCGCAAGCTGAGTTTCAACGTCGCACTGCGGAAGGATATGTTCCTTATGAGGGTGCTACTATTGCGCCGTTTACTGCTCAAGAAGAGGCAGCACAAGAAGGTATTCAAGCTCTAGTAGGAACTAGTAGGCCGCTGCAAGAAGAAGCTTTGGCACTTACTCGACAACAGCAACAGCAGTTCACTCCTGAAGTTGCTGAACAGTTTATGTCACCCTACCAACGTGCTGTAACAGATATTGAGAAGAGAGAAGCACAAAGAACTTTTGAACGTGATATAATGCCACAACTAGAGGCACAGGCCGTAGGGGCTGGTGGTATGTCGGGTCTGGGTACAAGGGCTGCACTTCAGGCTTCTGAAGCGCAAAGAAACCAAGCACAGCTTCTTGCTGATATAGAAGCTAGAGGATTGCAGTCTGCATTTCAAGATGCACGTCAATCGTTTGAGCAACAGAAATCAAGAGAAAGGGCGCAAGCTGCTGATGTATTTGCTGCTGGCCCTGCTATGTTTGCTAGTGGTCTTAAAGAGCAAGGTGCTTTACAGACTGTTGGAGAACAGAGGCGTGATCTGGCTCAGTCTGCCCTTGATGAAGAATACTTTAAGTTTCTTGAAGAACAGGCTTTTCCACAAGAGCGTTTGGCAGAATATTCTGGATTTGTATATGGCAATCCTCTTTTGCAGCAACGAACTCGCACAACCACAGGAACAATGCAACAGGCTCAACCTAGCCTTGGCCGTCAACTCTTAGGTCTGGCTGGAACGGCTGCTGGTATTTATGGAATGGGCGGTGGTTCAGCTTTTGGTGGTCCCGGTTTTAGTCGAACTAATTTATATAAATCTGGATTTTTTGGTGGAACTCCTGCTAAAACAGGTGGAGGGCTATCTGCTCTTGTTAAACGTCAGTCATCTGGACAAATAGGAATGTCTGAAGAGACGGAGCTTACTCCTGAAGAAATAGCTTTTATGCGTTCTAGAGGTGTGCCAGCCAAGGTTGCTGCTATTGCTGAAGATTTGAAGGCTCGTCGTGAAGAGGCAGAAGCTTTGGAGACTCGTCGTAGAGAGGCAGAAGCAGGAGTAGGGGATGTTGCTGTTACACCATCTCTTGAAACAGAAGAAATAGCTAATCAACAAGCACGGCAGCAACAGCTTCAAGATATTTTAAGAATGCGTGAAGAGTCTGAAGGAGGAATAGGAGATGCTCCTGTCACACCTTCTCTTGAGACAGAAGAAGAAGCTAGGCGTCAAAGGCGTGCGGCTGACCTTCAAGACCTTTTAAAAATTCGTCAAGAAGCTGAAGCAGGAGTAGGAGATGCTCCTGTCACGCCATCTCTTGAAACAGAACAACTAGCTAGACAGCAGGTTCGTCAGTCAGACCTTCAAAATCTTTTAAAAATGCGACAACAAGCTGAAGCTGGTGCTGGTGCTTCTGATGTTGGTCAAACAATGAATCCAGCACTTCAGCGTGAACTAGCAGCCAAAGATAGAGAAATGGCACGTAGGCGTCAGCTTGCTAAAATTACACAAGGAGTGACAGGTGTTGATGTTGGAAGACAGGCTGTATCGTTAGCTGAAGATGCAGGGAGAGGTATTTCGTCTTTAGCTAGAGATGTTGAAGGTGCTGCTCAAAAAACTTTTGATGCTTCTGAAAAAGCTTTAGCAGGTTTACCTGCGGCTGCAAAAGAAGCTATTGCTGGAGCAAGTCCTGAAGTTAAATCTGCTATAAATTATGTAAAAAATATTCCTCTAGTAAGAGACTTTATGATAGGAACTGAAAAATTAGCAGAGGGAGATATTCCAGATTTTGCTAAAAGAATATATGAAGGTTTTGTCATAGCTGGATCACCAATTTATGATGCTGCTGGAGATATAATTACATATACAACTGGCATTCAAACGCCTACAGCGGAAGATGTTACTGGCATAGCTCCCTTTAGTGGGACAGATATTGCTAACGCATTAAAATTAATATCGGGTAAAACATCTACAGAAGCTACTGCAAAAGACAAGCCTAAAGCTTTGCAGCCTAAAGAAACTAAAGCTTCTGAGGCTCAACAAGCTCCTCCAAGTAGTAAACCCTCTCCACAAGTTGTTAGAGAAGAATTAGATTTTGTAGGAACTATGGGAGTTGATGATAACGAGGAAGAGTTAGTAGCTAAATATACAAAGAAAACTAATAAAGACGGTAATGATAGCTTAAAAGGTATAGGTAAACTTTTAGGAACTGGTGATCTTTCTCTTCGTATTAATCAACTTGGAGATGAAGATAAAGAAATAATGAAAAGATTTAATGATCGTAAAGCTTTATATGAACAGCTTGCTAAAGCTCAAGAGCAAGACAGTAAAAGTCAAATTGCTAGAGCAAACAGAGCAAATGAAATAAACTTCTGGCAGGGTATTGTTAATATTGGTGGAAGACTAGCCAGCACTGATGATAACTGGGTTGGTATTCTTAGCGATGAAACATCTAAATTTATGCAGCGTCGTAAACTATTAGATGCAGAGATTACTAACAAAACAGGTGCAGCCAAGGTTGCTGCGCTAAAAACTAGGGCTGATCTAGCTACTAAAGATTTAGCTTTTCTTGATTCTTTAAAGAAAACCAATACTGCAAGGATAAAAGCATTAACTGAGTGGTTAAAAGCTAATGGTGCAAGTACAAAAGGATTAGAGACAAGAGCTAAAAATATTCTAACTGCTCTACAAAAGTTTGCTGAAGAGGATTATACTAAAGGAGGAAGAAGGAAAATTTTTGAAGATGGTATTATGTTAGCTGCCGCTTTTGCAGCAAATAATCCTAATGCAACATCAGAAAGAATTATTGCCGCAACAATAGATAGACTGAAAAAAGATCCCAAATATAAAGCTTTAGCTTATAGGGGTTCTGGTGGTTCTGGTAATCAATCTCCTGATAATATGGATAAAGCTGCCGATAAAGCTAAACAAAGATTAAAATCTAACACGCAAAACTTTCCAAATTCAAAAAATTAGGAATTAAACTTAATGGCTAGTTCTGCACTACAGGAAGCCTTTTTATCTGGCATAAAGTACGCTGAGACAGGAAGTTTTAAAAACCCTGATGAACAAGTAAGTTCTGAAGGAGCTATTAGCTCTATGCAGGTCTTACCTTCTACTGCGTTAGACCCCGGTCTTAAAGGTGTTACTCCTCTCAAACCTAATGAACTTGGAGATATGTCAAAGGTTAATGCTTTTGGCAGACAGTATGCTTCGGCCTTATTAGATAGATATGGCGGTGATGTTGAGAGAGCGGCTGGTGCTTATGTGCGGGGCTTTGGTGATGAAGATGAACAAAAACCTCTTGGACCTAAGTCAGCAAACTATGTACAAAAAGTATCACAGTTTGTTAATAAACAATTAGAAGAGCAGCCTGAAGATACTCCTACAGAACAGCCAGTTACACCTCCTGTAGAAACTACTACACCTCCTGTAGAAAAAGAAGTGGCTGAAGCTGCACGAGTTGGTGTTACAGACCCAAGCAAGTTAAAGACTGCTGCTACTTATAGTAAATCTTTTCAAGATGCTGTTGAAAACATACCTGATGGTTTTCAGTTTACAAATGAAAATCTTTCTGCTTATGCTATTCAATCTGGTTTTGAACCTAAGTCTTTTATAGAAGCAGGTCAAAGATTAAAAAAAGATTTTGAAGCTGGTGGAGATGGGGTGCCAGATAGAACATCTTTTGGCAGGACTATTGGAAGAGCATTAGGTGAAACTTTTGAAGGCGTTACAGATACAGCAGGATTCTTAGTTAGGCAGCTTACAGATGGTGATAAAATAGTAGAAACTTTTGGTGATATTGTTGATGAAGTTCAAGGTAAATACGTATCTTCAGATGTTATAAGGGCGGCAAAAAATACTTTTGATCCGGCTCACCCTGAACATATTGGTGGTGATGCTGAATATGTAGTAGGACATATTGGTTCTTATTTAATACCAGCAACAGGCGTTGTAAAAGGTATAAATGCTGGTCAAAAAGTAGTTGAAGGTGTTACTAAAGGAAGATTGCTTGGTCCCTCTCTTAGAGAGATTGACGATCAAATAGCAAAACTTGCTAGAACTCCCGGTGTAGGTAAAGTTAAACTAAAACCTGAAGCTGCTCAAGCAAGAAGGGCTGCTAAGATAAGGAAAGTTGCTGGAGATACTGTAAAATATGAACTTGGTTTTGCTGGAGCGGCATCTATTGTTGAGTCTCCTGATGAAAACTTTGTTAATATTTTAGTTAAAGAGTTTCCAGAAACGATGGAGTTTTTAAAACCTTTTCAAATTGATAAAGAAGATACAGAGGCAGAACAAAGGCTTCAAGCATTTTTAAATAACATTGGTCTTGGAGTTGTTACAGGTCCGGTTCTATCTTCTCCTTTTTTAGTTTCAGCTTTTCGTAGCTCTGGTCAACCAAGTGCGAAGCAAATTGCTAATACTGTAAATAGATTGGAAAAGTCTTCAGTGGGAAATGCTACAACTTCTTTGAAAGAACTTGGTGAAGCAGCCACAGGTAAGAAGGCTACCAGATTACAGAAAATAAAAGGTCGCTTAACTTCTCGCATGGGAACCAATGATCCTTTACTAGCCTCAATAATAAAAATGGAACAGGCTGGCCCTGCTGCTCTTGCTATTGCAAAAGCGACTACCAGAGAATTAAGAAAAGCTGCACAAAAAGACTTTGGAAGAAAAGCTTTTAAGAATGAGCAAACTATTCTTAAAATGAATGAGGCTCTAGGTGGCAATAAAGAGGCAATAGCAGAACTTTCAGAGCAAGCTCCTAATGTTAGTAAAGTTATTGAAACCATGCGTAATGATATAGATGATCTGTCTAGAGCTATTGCAGATAATCTTCCTGAAGGTAATTTAAAAATTGCAATAGATAATGGATATAACTCTTATCTTAACAGGACATATAAAGCTTATGATGATGCAAACTGGAAAGGACTTGATGATCCTTTCTTTGAAACAGCCGAAGGTTTACAGGTTAGAAACTCAGCTATAAAAGCTTTAAAAGATAAAGGTTTTAATGAAAATGATATACCATTAGTTATGGAGTGGATTGCTAAAGGTATGCCTCAATCTGGAACTAGAGATATAGTAGCTCTTAACAGGCGTAACAATGCTGAAATAAAAGATTTTATTCAAACTCTAAGTGATTTTTCTTCTTTGCAAGGAAGCAGTCCTATTGCTGGAAGAACTAAAATTGAAAAACCTTTTAGAGAACTTATGGGTGAAGTTAAAAGTCCTTTTGAAAACTATGCAAAGACTTTTGAAAAGCTATCTATTATTAAAGCAGAGCAAGACTACATGAGGGAGGTCATACAAAATCTTAGAAAGTTTGATATGGCCGAAGAAGGTCTTGGCAGACTTCCCAGAACTGAGGGCTATGTTCCTTTTAAATCTGATATTCTTGATGCACGTTTAAACAGGCTAGGAGGAGGCTACAGAAGAGGCACTCAGATTTCTAGTGATGGTACTACAAAAATACCACAAAGCTCTGCTGATGCCTTTTCTGCACAATTTAACGAGCTTGTAGAGAAAGAGTTTGGTTTTCCTCTGGAAAGACTGTATGTAAATCCTGTATATGCTGAAGCTATTAAGAATGGTACAGAGATACTTGCACCTCAAGGAGCTTTAGGTCGGGGTTGGGTAGCAACAAAAGCTCTATCTCAGATTATGAAAACTGTTGCCTCTCCTGCTACTCATGTTCGAAACGTAATGGGTAATAATATTATCATGATTGCTAATGGTATGTTGCCAGTTAGTTTAAGAGGTGAAGCTACAGCTTTTGTTAAACGTCTTGCTGATATGGAAACAAGACAAATTGCAGAAGAATTAGCTGAAGCTATACGAGTTGGTGTTATTGATAGTGGTGTTAAGGCAGGAACTGTTAAGGCACAAATGAAAGATTTTGCAGCAAATCCTCAAGGAAGAATAAGTAAAATACTTGATAAAACTGCCGTTACTAGGTTAGGTAGAGGTGTTGCAAGAAAAACATTTAGACTTTATCAGGATGAGGATAACTTATATAAGTTTATACACTACAATAAAACTAAAAATTATTTAGCAAATGCAGGATATTCTGGTGATGAGCTTATTGAAGAAGCAGCTAAGAGAACCAGAGACTTAATGCCAAACTACAATCTTGTTAGCCGTCAGCTTAAACATATGCGTCGTTGGCCTGTGGGTGACTTCTTGTCTTTTCCTGCGGAAATGGTTCGTGTTACAAAAAACTTAGTTAAGTATACCTTGCAAGATATACGATCTGGTAATCCCACTCTTATGCGTGAGGGAATGAAAAGGCTTGGTGGTATGACTGCTGCTGGTTTGGGAACAGACATGGCTATGAATTACTCAATGGATATGTTTGGAATTACTGCTGAACAAGCAGATAATTTAAATTATGCTGTAGAAGAATATGAAAGAGATGTGCCTAAATTATTTTTAAGTCCTATCTATGAAGATGCCAATAAGAAAAATGTTGTTCAATATGTAAACTTTGGTCCTATTGATCCTTTTGATTATATTAAATTTGCTGGTAGGGCTATTCATAATGCACTACTTACTAATCAAGATGTTGATCCTGTTGATGTTGGATTTAGAATTTTATTTAAACAGATGGCTCCTTTTGCAAAACCGTCAATGGTTATTCAAGCTGCTGAAAAAGTAGCATTAGGAACACGAGACTTTGATAGTGAACGTGAGAATGATATAGCAAAGATGATTAAACATGCTCTTGATCCTTTTGCTCCCGGTTTTCTGCCAGCAATTAGAAGATATAAAGACTATTATGAGGGTCTAGAGCAACTCAATGAAAATAGAATAGGTAGAGGTGCTATTGGTCCTTATGGTCAAAGTTTGGGAGAAGGAGATGCTGATCTTGCCGCCAACCTTTTAGGTATTAGAGTTCAAACATTTGACATTAATAATGCATTAGCTCAAAAAGTAGGAAGATCGTTGAGAAAAATTAAAAGAGCTAAAAGTGCTTTTACTCAAAGCGATGCTTACAGTGAGTTTAATATTTCAAAGCGTGAAGATTTAGTAAATGCTTATATAAACTCTCAAGAACTTAAACATAGAGATTTAAAAGAATTAAGAAATACTCTTAAAGTATTTCGTAAATTAACGCCTAATGGAAGACCACTAACAAGAGATGAGCTAGAACAAGCTTTAACTAAGCAAGAGAGGTTTGCTTTAAAAGATACAAGTTTATTAGATCAGGCATTAAATAATGTTTTTGTTCCTGATGAACTTACAGGATCAAATCTACAATTTCTTGAAATGAGTGGTAAAATAACAAGTAATGATCCTGCCATTCGTGCTATAGAAGAATATATGGCAGAAGTTGCTGGAACAAGACTAGAAGAAAAGGAGTAGTTGTGACTAATTGGGAATACTTTACTGAAGAAGAGATGGCCTGTAAAGGTACGGGTGAGTGTCACATGGACGAAGAGTTCATGGCACGGCTCATACGTCTAAGAGAAGACTATGGCAAGCCTATGATTGTTTCTTCAGGATACAGAGACATTGCATATAACACTACAATAGGAGGCTCTCCTAACTCTGCACATATCTATGGTATGGCTGCTGATATTGTAGTGGGTGGGCATGAGGCTTACAAGCTTCTGCGTCTGGCAATCATACACGAGTTTACAGGTATTGGTGTTTCTCAACGAGGCATGTATGAGCGTAGGTTTATACATCTGGATACAATGGAAGACGGGGATCACCATCCTCGTCCGTGGATATGGAGTTATAAGTAATGGTTGCTCAAGCTGTAGTTAAGGGATTAGCAGCACTTGCTGCTAGGGGTGGTAAAGAAGCTGGTGAGGCAGTAGCTAGACAGACTGATGAAGCAGTGGCTAGACAAGCTGATATATCTTCCGGGCTTCGCTCTGTGTATGAGCAACCTGTATATCATTCTACTAAAAATATTGAGGACATAATAGACGTAGATGAAATTAGATTTGTAAGTAAAGCTCCAGAAGCTGATATTGGATTTCATGTTGGTTTAAGTCCTTTAGCTTCAAATCAACGTATTATTCCTTACGCATCAAGACAAGAGGATGTAATAAGTTATGAAAAATTTAAAGATGATCCTACTTATGGAAAGTTCTTTAAAGATATATTAGATAGTAAATATGAAGATCAAGCAAATCTTTTATTAAAATTAAATAAAGATATAAATCCAGTCCGTGTTCCTGATGTTAACAATTTTAAAAATCCTCTTAATTGGGCAGAAACTATAGCCACATCTAAAAAAGATTTTCCAGATAAATTTGATCTGGAATTAGTAACAACACCTAAAACTTATGGTTTTGACCCTTTAATTGTAAAACATAAAGGAGATGAACTTGTAGTAAATTCAACATATCTTCAAGATATTATGGAAAGAGATGGTAAAGTAAATAAAGAATATATAGAAGATTTAGTAAAATTAGTTTATGATTTTAAAGACAAAACTTTACAGAAACCTGTTGGTAAAAAGGGTATAAAACCTAAGAAAAGATTTAATACTCAACAATCTGTTCAAGATAGAAGAACATGGTTTGAAGAGTTAAAAAAATTAAATAAAAAATATGGGTATAATTCTTTTGTTTACAAAAATGAGTATGAAGGTTTTGATAAGAGAACAGCAAGATATGATCCAAAAACAGATACAACTTCAATTATAGAAAATAAGCCAACTCAAGCTGAAGATAGCCTAATGCTTATGTATCCTGAACAAGTTAAATATGCAACAGCTTCACAATTTAATCCTCAAAGTCCTAAACTAAGTATGAAAAGGGGTGGCTCTGTTATAGAGCGCAATCCTTACAATTATTCACCGAAAGCAATATAATGAAGATAGGCTATGCCTTTGCTCTTTTTTATCTTGCAGCAATAATAACTGCTATAATTCATTTTACATAGGAGGAGTGTATGGACGGAGCGATAGACATACGCTTGGTCGTTACTCTGGCTGGTATACTCTTTAGTGTAGCAGGAGCCAGTGCTGTAGCCAAGATGCAGATTAAACAACTGGTAGAAAAACTAGAGGATGTTGAACAACGTCTTCGTAAGCTAGATGCTAGAGGTGATAAGTTAGCCACACTTACAGAGACACAAGAACAAAGGATAGATATCTTAGCTAAGATGTCGTCTCCTGAGAACTTGAGGCGTGATCATATGAATATAGCAGAGATGGGTACTCACATTCAGAGGTTACAAAAAGACTGTGACAGGCTATATTCCATGCATAATGGATCACATCCTCCTGTAGCCAGTGAGAAGAAGGCAGAATAAGTTAAATCCTCTGTATCAAGCTAGGAGCGTCATACAAAAGAATCAGTACCTTTCGACTAGGTATATACCTAACGGGTTAGAGAGGGCTACTCAGTGGCTCTCCTAGCCCGTTTTTTCTGGCTCATCTTCCATATTTTCTTCAAATAGTGCATCAGCGAAGTCACACTTAGATAAAAGCTGTACAACTCTCTCTTCTCCCAGCACATTGAGACAACCAACGATAGCTGTCTCCAGTGTTTCTTTATCCATAGAAAAACTAGTATCACTATTTGCACCACGAATACGAGACAATAATTCAAGTGCTTTGATTGCACTGTTAGTATGTCCGTTTGCTTTGGCAAATGTATACTGGTTCTCTATTTCTTCTATAACATTGACATCTGTTTCCAGTTCCTGTTCAAGCTCATGAACACGATCAATGACTTCTTGTATCTGCATCAGGCGATAGCCCTGATTGTTTGCTGATCCAGCAGCATAACCAGCAGCCTTTGCAGCCTCAGTTGCATTACGGTGTAGGACGTATGCCTGTGCAAACTTCTCTTGCTTTTCGTTTAACATCACTTCTTCATGTTATTTCTAGCAACACCTTTCCACTTCTCAAATGAACGGGCTGCACCAAGTCCAAGAAGAGCCATAATTAAACTAACAAGCTCACCTGTTTCCAGTGATGGTAGTGTTACCTGTGGATACCACGTTATAATAATCCAAGAAGATATAGGTGCTAATATAAACTGCCATGCTAAAGCAAAGCAACATACCCACATGATAGCTGGCCTTGCTCCACTAACAAAGATAGACGGATGTTTTGCCTGTTCTATATTTGCTTGTGCCTGTGCAAGATCAAGAGACATCATCTGTTGTTTTAGTTCTGCATTTAATTTAGTTTTTAAATCTTTATCTTCAACAAACTTATCAAGAACTTTACCAGCCACACCAATGACTGAATCTGCAATACCTAATACCATTAGTCTTTCTCCCCTGCTTTGTTTTTCATTTTAATAATACGAGGATATTGATCAATACGATATCCCAGTGTTTCAAATGTTGTAGTATCTTGGTCTGTCATTGTATCAGCAAATACATAGATAGTTAAATGTTTATAGTCTCTGCTTTTGTGGGCAAATAGTTGTAGCCAATCATCAGGATCAAACACAGATATGTGTGCGTTACGTCCATCAGGTAGAGTTTTCATAGCCTTAAAACAAGCAACATTTATGAAGACCATCTTCCGTGCATAGCCAAATATTTCATCTACAACCCATGATAAGTCATCTTTAGATATATGCTCAAGGACATCTGTGCAAACTACAGCATCTCTCTTTTGCCCCGGTCTTGTACTATACTTCTCATAGGCTGGATCATACAAATATATATCGCCATCTTCTATATTCCAGTATTCAGGAAGAGGACAATCAATCTCATTGGTTATTGTTTTATAATCTTCTCCATATAGAATACCTTTACCACAGCCATAGTCCATCACAGACTTACAATTATTAAGTTCTAAATATGATTTGATAAGATCAACAAACTTTAGAAGACTGCGACCATTAAACATACCCTCTCCTTGAGCATGTTTTTCTTTATACATTTTAATTAATTTGCCAAAATCATCAGAGGGATTAAGTCTGCTGTTACCATTGTCTATATCAATATTAGTCATCATAATACCTTTCAAACTGTGGTCGTTTTTCTTGTGATACTTTGATATCCCATAAGTCAGCAACCATAGTATCTTTACCATGATAAGATAGCACACCTTCCAGACCGGGATCATTAAATACTTTCTCACAGTCTTGTGCCATAGCAAGTAATTCACCTGTAGTCCAGTACGTGCTTTCTTTTACATTAACTTGTATATACTTTGGTTTGGGAACTTCGCCACCCTCAGTATCACCAGTAGTCTCTGTCTTTTCCTCATCAGTAGGTTCATCCCTGCAACAGTCAAAGCCAAAGAGATGTATATCTCTAAAGCCCATTGTATGCAGCATACCAATGCCACGCATAGCAGCACAGGTGCCACCAGTAATAAGTGTAGCTCCTTGCGGAATACCAAGCTCATTACTTAGTTTAACCTGCTGATTTTCAATAGCTTTTCCTTGCTCATCCTCTTCACGTAGCGAGTCAGTGAAGGCGTGCCATCCCCAGATTTTTGCATCACGTTCTATAAGATGTTCTGTAACAGAAGGGTCTGTCATAGATGCAACAAAGAACTTCATGTCAAGATCAAAGTCCTTGAACAAGTCTTTTCGTGTGATGTTATGTGTGCTTTTACCAATGATAGGTCTTGGATCAAGAACAATACAACCCCACGGAATTATATTATTTTCCATAAGACCCGGCAGTGCATGTTTAACTGCAAGAACTTTACAGTCAGGATTAAAAGCAATAAACTCTTCAAGCTTTGCATAGTCTAGGTAAGGACCGGCAGATACAATAGCTGCCCGACCTCTGTGTGCAGGGTGTTTCTGCACCCACCTTTTTTCGTCAATATGCTTTAGATTTGTTTTGATGTTGTTGCGTATATATTCTTTCGGCACTGAATCTCTGGGATGTACAACAATAGGAACCTGTTTTAGTTCGGCTGGAATGTCTTCTAGTTTTTCGTCATGAAGGAAGACAACAAGGTGTGTACGACCACCATCAAGAACTCTGTCATCAGAAGGTAGAACATGCTTACGCACTACAGATTTTTCGTCAAAAGATGTCCAACCATCCTCTGTTGTTTTCTCCTCGTTAACTTTTTTTGTAGCAATCGAGTCAAAAAGATTTTTCATACCCTGATATTTATCATCAGGTATTTTATCATCATCGTCTTTAGTAAAGAAATGATCGCCCATAACAACAGGCACAGTCTTGAGAATGTTGTACTCATGCTGTACAGTTTCAATACTGTTACCGCTACCTATTAAGGCAAAGTCTACTTCTTCTATATAGATAGGACGTAGAGTATCTCTGACATTACCTTTATATAACTCGTAAGTAAACTGTTTATCTTTCTCTTTGCTCATGTGTTCAGCAAACTCGTCAAACCTTTTCTCTACTGCTTTTCTAGTATTGTGCGGCTTGGCATTGAACTCTTCTTTGTCTGTCTCTACTGTTGCATCTTCAAACAAATCATAGCCAATGTAATGAACCGTGTCTGTTTTATCGAAGGCAGCAAGAGCCATCTCAATAGCACGGCCACCGTTCCATGTACCTGTTTCCAGAATAGTATTGGGCTTATAGAAACGAATAGTGTCGGCAAGTTGTTTATACCTACCGGGAAGAATGTCAGGGGTAGTTTCTGTATCTGACAATTCAATAACCCGTTTGCCGGAACCATCTCTAACATTTACAGAGCTTTTGTCATTAATGTTTACGACTAAGTTTTCCATACTAATAAACTCATGGACAGTCATACCATGTGCGGTATAGATTGTAACAAGCCTACTAAGAATAAATGCAGCGGTCCATTCACGGTAGTTGGTAAACTCACCAGACATATAAGAGCCACGCCAATCACCCATAATATCTACGGCAGTCTGGCTTGAAAGATTGAACGCCATCAGATGGGATGTCTCTGGTGTATATATAAAATCTACAGAATATTTAGGATCAGGAAAATAATAATCTAGTGTAGATGACCTGATGTCTTTAACCGTAGCACACATAGGATCAAGCCATAACAGCCAGCAACCCTGATTGTTAAAGCCACACTCTGTAATAGCAAAGACCTCTGGTCCTGATGAAAGTGCATCAAGCAGTTCTGTGTACTGTACCACACCATTCTCAGTGCCGTCATGATCTTGGTTTTCTTCTACAAAAGAATTGTATTCTTCAATATCTTCTAGCTTGTGATAGTGAATGTTCTTCGCTTCAGGCAGAGAGTAGTTGCTAATATCAAGATTATAATAGTAGCAGTGAAACTCTATGTTAGGTTGCCAGTTTTCCTTAAACTCATTGAGGAGTTTGAAGCCATTCTTTTTTAGCTTCTTCTCGTCAAAGCATGTTACAATTTTATACGTCATAAGGTTCAATTTTCCTTGTTCCAGCTAGATAGGTATAATCTTGATTCCATTCAGAAGCATACTTTCCGTCAATTGCTCTATATGATTTCCATTCTTTGAACCAAGGCCCACCTGTAGTGAAGTGTACGTTCTTTGCTTCTATCTCTTCTGGAGAGTGATTATCCAACCAGTTCCATTCTTCATGAATAGAACCTATATCTGCCTCTTTATCTGGAAGCCACCCAAAACCATGTAGCCATGATCCCGGCATAGTATTAACTAACTCTGGTGTTAGTTTCTTATTAAGGGGATGGGCGCAGTTCCATAAAATAAGACTTGACCAGTTCTTTCTACGATAACTTTCTTGCTTACGCCCATCCATTTTAAAACCTTCTTCTGGTTCATACTTATGTTTAACGCAATACAATGGATAGTAATCTAGATTATACTCTTCAAATATCTCATTGATATCTGTGCGGGGATACATGTCACAGTCCATATACAATGCCCAACCTTTATAACGGCACATAGAAGGAACAAGAAATCTTGTAAAACTAAACTCAGAAGAAAAGGGTTTACCGTCTATGTCGTCAATCATTTGCCCATCTTTAATGTGATGGGTTCTAGTGTAGGTTCCTATATGTTCTTCAACTTCTTTTTCAATTAACTCTACAGAAGGCATGTCTATTGATGTTCTCTCTATAGTAAACTGTAGAACATCTGATGCTACTTTTTCTTTAGGATCATAACCTATAAAAATTTTATTTGGGGTGTCTTTCCTCATAATATCTCCTACTTTTTATCTGATGCAGATTTAAATATAAAGGCTGTAAAAACAATCCCAAGAAGAAACAGGACATGACCAATTATTAGCTCACCGTACCATATCCATGATGTTGTTGCTGCACAGAAGATTGTTGACCACATCACACTAAGAACAATCATAGTTTGTAAACGCTGTGCGGGTGGTAAAGCTCTTAGTGGATTAGCCTTTGAGTCCATTAGTTGTTCGTACATATTCATGTGTTATCCTTATAAAAAATGGGGGAGCAAACACTACGCACTCCCCCAAGTTTGATTACAGGCTGTAAATCTTTTCTTTCTTGTCTTCAGGTACTACCTTTTGAAGCTTGATGGTAAGCAATCCATCTTTAAAAGAAACATCATCTACAACCACATCTTCGGCAAGAACAAAAGACTTTGAGAAAGGTCGCTTCGCTATGCCTTTATGTACGATCTTTTCGTCGTCCTCTTCTTCGGCTTTCCTGCCGCTGATAGTTAGCTTGCTGTACTCTGTTTTTACTTCCAACTCCTCTTTGTTGAATCCAGCAGTGGCTAACTCAATCGTATATTTTCCATCACTATCTTCTACTAAATTATGAGGTGGGTAGGCATTATAAAGATAACCACCTACTTGATTCTTCATCTTTAGCATATCTCTAAAGAGTTGCTCATGTCCCACAGTCCAAGAACAAAACTTGGAAAAGAAGGGATCATCACTCACTGTCATATATGCGTTCATATCATTTCTCCTTATAGCAAGTTGATATAACGTGATCCATTGTTGGCATCACACATATATTATAATGCATAAAGCGTTATTTGTCAAGAACTTTTTTTCTTTTTCTTTCTTTTTATAGAGCCATCTGAGTTTCTAGCAAATGAACTATTCTTTTTCCTGTCTTTTACACGCAAGTTGCTACGATTGTTAGTTCCTCCTTTGCTCAAAGGTTTTTTGTGATCAACATGCTTTCCATCTCCTTTTTTAACAAGGCCAGCACGTTCTAACATTCGTCTTGCTTTATTTCTAAGAACACGTTTCTTAATGTTTTTAGGTTTGCTCTTTGTGACTCTGTTCTCTCTTTTGTAATCCCTTGCCATAGTCCTTTCCTTTCTCTATTATTTCTTCTATACTTCTACCGCAACCAACACAGTAGCGGCCATCTTTATCTGGCTTGCATATGTTTTTACACGCCACAAGAACCACCATGTCCGGTGATATCGCAGATGTCATGTGTCTCTAAACCTTCCTCAAACTCTTCACCAAGCTTTTCTACAGCTTCAGAATACGGCACCGAAGAAAGAGGTTGTCCTCCCCTACATCCGTCAGGGTACACCGTGAAACCTCGCAACCTGTGAGCATAAGAAGCAAGAGTATTAGTAAACTCATCAACTGTATCTTCATTGTTAAGCTTACTCCCCCACTTGGGCAGATTAATGGTGCTGCTAATAGACATGTCAACATAGTCCTGTACGTCTGCCTGAAACTTCATGCGCCTCTTGTAGTCTTCCGCAAGATCAAGAGCAGACTCAATCTTGTTAGGATCAATGCCATATAGATCAATGATCTCCTGCGCTGCACTGTCTACCACATACTGGTAGTGCCAGCGATTACCACCCTTGAGATACCTACGCTTGTAGGCAACTGCAAAGATAGGCTCAACACCTGTAGAGGTGCCAGCTAAAATCCCAATAGAACCCGTTGGAGCAATGGCTCGATTAGCAACAGGAGTACTACAGCTAAGAGTACGACTAAAGTTGGCGCTAACGTGATCACTAACTCCTTTATATACCGACAACCATTTGTGAAGCCCTTCGGTAACTTCATACTTTTGTCCTCCCTTGATAAGCCATTCGTGCATACCCATAAGACCAAGACCAAGCCTACGATTTTTCTCTCTTGTCTTATAGACTTTATCGTATGGTAGCTTGGCCCTGAGTGTACCGCATAGAAGGAACTTGGTGCCAAGCTCTACTACATCTGCAAACTCTTTTAGATCGTCAATGCGCCCCATATTAATAGAACCAAGATTACAAACATCAGAATCATCTTCAGATGTAACCTCCGTGCAAGCGTTACGCAGCGTCTCATTTTCCTTCTCAAAGAAATTAAATGAGAAGCCGGGTTCGGCGGTGGATAATGCTTGTTGAACATTAGCCTTAAAAGTATTTCCAACATCTCCTGTCTTCCAGTAGTTAAGTAACCATTCAGTATCATAGTTCACGCTGATGTTTGTCATATCTAGCGGAGCATTAAAGTTAAAGTCTTGTTCTTTGACCTGACCAATGGTGAAACCTGTTTCTCCTACGGGCATGTCATACCAGTTCTTGCTGGTAAGAAACTTTTCAACATCAGCATGTTTCCAATTAAGACTAGCGTAGATAGCAGACCTACGGCTACCACCTTGCATAACACGCCTACCAATTTCATTGATCATCTGCATCTTTGGTATAGGACCAGAAGCAAGACCACCAGTGCCGTTGAGTATCCGCCCCTCTTCACGATAGACAGAGTAATCAATACCAATACCACCACCTGTCATCAGGCAGGACTCAGACTTCCAAGAAATGTCAGCCCAATCTTCTCTGGTATCTTCCTCTGCCTTGAGAAGATAGCAGTTGTTAAAGAACTTATTATCACGCCCAGCGTAATAAAGATAACGACCACCGGGAATAAATTTCAGGTCGGTGATCATACGTTTCAATTCGTCTTTGTCCTCCTTCGGCAGGTAGTCCTGACATACATCGTCTACCAGTGTAGAGGCTAGTGCATCCCATGTCTCACACCCATGATGGGCATACTTGTGTTTGAATATGTCTTCGCTAAACTTGGAGCGAAACATAGGGTTTTCGTTAGAACGAAATTGTGGCATAGCTTTGTTCCCTTTCTAATTATCGTATTCCATTTCCAATATGAGTTGGGCATAGTGGATTGCTTTCTCGATATCCTTCCTCCCCTCTCCCTTAGTGCGATGTCGAGTAATATATTTTATCACATTACCCTCCAGATAGTCAAGCCCATTAGCATGAATATATTCAACTGGTTGTATCTTGCATCCCTTGTAGTGTGATCCTCCTACCTGTTGATCCAGTGGTTTTTCTTCTTTCATACGTCTAAGATAGTAATCATAGTTGCGCTCTCCCTTTGGGTAGTTTGCCTCGTCATAGGAAAGAGTTAAGCTTTCGTCTGATTTCATTTACGTTCTCCGATGTCACGGCTTTGATTGCAAAGTCTCTAACAGTATCTGGTTCTAGTCCAGCTAAGTGACAAGTACTTTCAAAGTTCTCACATGTCACACCAACAGAGGCGAATACCCAAGCTGATGCCTGATCTCTTTGAAGGGCAGTCTCATTAGTTTCATTAGGTTCTTTTGGCTTACTCATGTCAAGAAGAGCCTGAAGTATAATAGCTAGATTAAGAGTTCTATCAGGGTCTTTCTGTGTCAGATCGTAGAGGCTATCGAAGTCGAGAATGTCACTCATCTTCTACCTCCTGAACAGGGCGATAAAATTTCCCGCCCACATAGTTATTGTAGTAGGCGGGTTCATCTGTTCCCTCTAACTTTGCTGTAAGAACTTTATAGATCATTTGAAAATAACACTCATAGTATCGGAGGCTCCTTTTATTTTTGTACTCACCGACAACCTGAAACCTGAAATGTTTCTTGCCGATCTTCTTTATGTCTTCGTTAAGATATTTACTAGAGCCTGTGTATATTCTCCAATTAGATTCTACTTTCTTACCTTTACGTGTTACATAATATTGTTTACAACCGATATAGGCTTTCTTAGTTTTCTTATTTGTTATTCTATAAACAAAGCCAAAGTTATTCTTTTTGTCAAACTCTTTATGATACTCCCAATGCGTCACCAGTTAGTCACTTCCTCCACGTCAGGTTCTTTAGCCACGTTGGTAAGATACCTACGACCGTGTGCATATTTAAACACACGAATACCTTTACCTTGATTAGCATCTGCCCAACAGTCTCTCTTATAGCCACAATAAACACAACTAACAGGAAGCTTACGGTTGCCAGACTTACCATCAGGTACATCGGAATAGCACCTATCAGGTAGATTGTCCTGTGAAACCAATCCTTTAAGGTGAGAGATTCGCTGCTTCGCATTGATCATATCCATGTGATGTAGTTTGGTAAGACATATCTCTCCTGTTGATTTGTTAATAGCAAGAAAGGCTGCTTCATTAATACCATTGGCTTCTGCATAGGCAGATATCTGTGCAACGTAACCAAAGGGATCGTCCTCTGCTAATTTATTATGTTTAAACTTGTCGAATCCAACGCCACTAGCAGACTTACAATCAACAACGACGCCATCAATAATACAATCCTGATGTCCGGTAACACCTTCTACCTCCACTTCCTTCTGTTGATCTTTAACTTCGTGTCCTGATATAGTAGAACACAGAAGCAAAAGTTCTTCAAGAATATAACCATACAGAAACTTGATACGTGTGGCTGGTGTTAGATCAGCCTGATCAAGCGGCTTGTTGACATCGTACCAGATGCGGCGGTCTGGCTTGCCAATGGCAGAGAGCCTGAGATTACCACGATCTTTGGGTGTGTCATATAAGAAATCTTTAATGTGAACCTTTAGCATTTCACCAAAGGTATCAATATGTTTGTCCACTTCACTCTCGTCCATGTCTATAGGATCAAGTGTGAACAGACTATATATGTCTTCAACGAGAGTGTCTATTGTTTTCATAATAAAAAGAGGGAGAGAGTAAGGACCAGAAACTCCCTCCCCCTTCCTTTCTACGCTAGGTTAAAAGGGAACAGCTTCGTTCTGCTGCACGTAACCTCCTTCAACAGGGGTAAAGTCTTCGCCCCCACCTCCAGAGTACTCAATGAAGTCAACTACCTGTACCGCTGCAAGATCAGCAGATACACCAGAATTTCCGGCGTAGTTCCATTCAAAAGGAATAGCCTTGACATTTACAGTGCTGCCGTTGGCTACCAGCTTTCCATCCCACAGGTTGTTCTGTGAGTCTTTTACGATGGGTGCCTGACGTTGCGTACCATCCTTACGCATAACTTTGCGCTTGATGGTTACAAAGTCACCACGATCATCGCCCTTATTTGCAATGGGAAGGCCAGCATCTTCAATGACTGAGCGATTGTCATCATCGACCTCAATCTGAATACTCCATACCGGATCAAACTTGGTGTTGGGTTCCGTGATGGAAGCATAGTGGCACTTGCCAGAAATGTAAATAGGATCGTTCATTCTATTCTCCTTTATAAA